AACCATAAGGCAAATCGCGCAAATCCGGCTCCACTTTCGCCGCTGCCGTCGACGATGACGGCGATGCCTCGCCAGCCGCCCCGTTAGCTGCCACGACCGTTCCAGACGTGGCCACAGCCGCCGTCGGAGCCAATGCCTTACCGCCCGTAACAACATTAAGGCCGCCATCGCGCCAAAACAAATAGCCAACACCAACCAGCACCAGCAACATGACCGCCAACAACCGCTTCAGCTTTGCCGGAAAATGCCGCTTGTGCGTGTGCTGCTCGGCGCTCTCGTAATAACCGTAATACCGTTTCGGGAACTTGAAAATAGACTGCACCGCACGCAGTTGCTCAACACGGCTGTTCGGGTTTTCAACCTGATGTTGCCACTCATAGACCGTCGCGCCCTCCATGCCAAAGGCGCGGTAAAGGTGGATATGCCTGCCGCAAAGGCTTTTCACCGTGGCATTGAGGAGACGCGGCGCCTGGGTAATCACCATGATGTCATAGCCCTGGTGGCGGTGGGTACTCATCGCCTCGATGATTTCCTGCGTGCGCTTATTGTCAACCTTCGTCTGGAAGAAAAATTGCGCCTCATCGTAGATAATCAGCGAGCCGGAGGGCGTGTCGCGCCAATCGAACACCTCGGTTTCGCTGCCCGGCTCCGGCGTGTCAAACAGGGTAATGTTGCCCGGCTCCGGAAAACATTCCACGTCCAGCGGAATATTGGTAAACACCAGCCGAGCCGGACGTGGTTCCAAAGGTGTTGCCGGATCAGCCTCTCGCTGCATCAGATACTCGTCAATCCGTTGCACGGTGTAAAGCGTCTTGCCGGAGCCTGGCACCGCAGTAATCAGCGTCAGCATAATGCCCCCCTATTTCGCCTTGCCGATAAAGACTTTCGCCGCCTGCAACGCCGCTGCGGTCAACATGGCACTGCAAATGATGGTCAAGGCCTCCGGAAAACCGGATAACGCCATCAAATCCAAAATCCGCGCCGGAAGCCCGCTCATCGTCGGCGCAATCAGGTCAAAGCCCTTGTTAAGCAAAAACTCCAGCCCCTTATAAGTCACGAAAGCAATACCAAGCGCTGCCAACAACTTGGTGACAAATTTACTCAGTACATAACCGCCGACGGCAATCAATAACTTACCCATACTCAACTCCTCGCCGAACCAATCAAAATGCGCGCTGCAAAAATATAAGCCGCCGCCAGCACGAAAAGACGCAAATTGCGCGCGAACTCACAATACTGGTCAAACTCAAACTGATAACTGCGATACGCCAAATCCAACGTATACGGCGTAGGGCATCTCTTCGCACCGAACGAAATGGTTTTATGTTTCTCAATATCGGTAACATCAATCTCGCGTTTGTGGTCTTCCAAATCCGGTTCATCCGGCACATCCTCCTGCGTCCACTTCATCCATTTGCATAAGGTCGGCATCAAGGCACAATCCTTCAACTGCGGCTTTTCTTTCTGGTCCGGTTTGGCATCAGGGTCAGGATTAGGCTTGGGCAAAGTGCCGCCGGGATTAGGTTTCTCGCCGGGATTAGGCTTATTACCGCCACCAGGATTTTCCTTGCCGTCATCGCCCGGTTTTGGCTTTTCTTTGTCATCCGCCCCCGGTTTTTCTTTATCGCCATCGCCCGGTTTCTTTTCTACGTCCTTGGTCTTCTCATCCTCTTTTTTGCCGTCACGATAACGGCGTTCGGTAGTACGTTCCCGGATTGTCACCGTTGGATTGGGTGTATAACTGCCATCCTGAGGGTTAATTTGCGGCTGATATTGGGTTTGTGTTTCGGTCGTTGAGCCATCCGGGTTAACCGTCGTTTCCGGTTGCCCCTGCACAGGCGGCACCGAGTCATAATGCTGCGTCTGCGGCTGCCCCAAATGACGCTTGAGCCAATCGGCATCACGGTCAGAGGGCTGATAACCGGACAAATCCAAATCATCAATCATCTGCGGCGTAACCGGACGCGGTTTGGGCGGGTTTTTGTCGGCGCAGCCATCTTTGGTCTGCACCAAATCAGCCGGACATCGCTTGATTTGCCGCCAAATGCCATAGCCATCATTGGGGTTATCAGCCACGCACCACCCCTCCGGCAAATCCTGCGACGGTGGCGCCTGATAACCTTTGTGTATCGGATTACAGGCTTTGACGCTCATGCCATAACAGCCAAAAGTATGTTCGCAAGCCTCCTTGGGCGTTGAGTAATAATGCGGCCCAGACGACTGATATGCCCCCTCAACCGGCACAATATCGGCATCCGGCTGATAGACCAAATCGCCATTTTCATCGACCCACCAGCCCGCGCGCGTCAATAACTCCTCAATCACCAATCCGGCAATAATGCCCCACCCGGTGCGCTTGATGCCCTTGAGACCTATACGGACGGCTTTCTGTACTCCTGCCCGCGACCAACCAAAACGGCCATACCACGGCGCTTTAACCTTGCCTGCATTCATGGTAATGCCACCCCCAACCCGCTGCTCAACCGCGCCATTAGGCAAGGCACGATAGCGCGAAGTTTCTACCGTCGCACTACTGCCGCGCGGCATATCAAAACAGGGCCCATCGTAATAACTGGCCTCCATTACCGTGGTAGAAACACATTTACCTGCGGCAAATGAAACATTCATCGCGGAAATAAAAAAAACGGCAGTACAAAGCCTAAAAAAATTAACCATAACCAACCCATCATTATTCAATCTCCTGCAATGCCGTCCGCAAGGCGGCGCTCGTCCCTCGCCGCCGCCTTGCTGCGGACGGCATTAAAAAAAGAGGGGCAAAAGCCCCCCGTTTGGTTTTGTGACGGCTTTATGACGCCGCACGTTTTAAGTAGCGCCAACCAACGATAGCCAGCACCAAAACGAACAACAGACCGAAAATCTTAACCATGTCGGCCTTGACGTCGGTAAATTGCTGGTCGATGTTGGCAGGCAACAGGCTATCTGCATGCACATAAAGCGATGCAAAAAGCAGCGTGGAAGCAGCCCCCAAGCGTTGCAAATAACGCATAAATAACTCCTTAAAGTTTTGCTGATTGAATAACCATCCGCCCTAACCAGGCGAACAAACACAGCCCGAAAAACATCGAGCCAATCCTTACGCCGTCAGCTGTAGACAAGCCGAAAGCCTCGGATACATTGACCCATTGCTGACAAACATTATCGGCAACATTTACGCAAACGTACATTAAAACATCCTCTTACGCGCTTTTTTGCGTCCGCTATGACGCGCAACGGTGGAAATCTCAGTAGTGCGCTTAACGCGGTCGTAATACTTTTTCTCCGCATCGCTAAGGGATTTATAAAATTTCTTCTCTAAACGGTTATCAGCCGCTTTTTTCAAGAAATCAAAAAAAGTCAGCGTCAACTCAAAAAGAATCAGAATACCGATAAATTTGTATAAATCGCCCTTAATCGAATCAAGAAAGGAAAAATCAATCACATAAATCCCATTTGAAAAAGACCGTTAGCCGATAACGGAGAATAACAGAACAAATCATGAAACATCTGCGAAAGTGTCATTTCGAGAAGTCCAGATTGTGAAAACCAAGCGGCACAATAATCCGTCATGATGCCTTCTCCTGTGTCGCCGGACGATCCATAAGCATAGGCATTTCATAACCGGAATAATGCCAAGACAAATAATTGTTTTTGGAACTCACATAAGCAGGCAACAGGACAACACGACCAACCAATCCTTGCAATTTCTGATAAAGCCCAGCATTGACTGCATCGCGCGAAAGCTGAATATCCTTCTTGTCACGCACCGGATCATCTTCAATCACGACATAGAAAAACTCAAAACGTTCGCCAGTATCACGTTTAACAACCTCACGCGATTTAACACCACGGATTTCACCTTTAATATAAGTACCATTTTGCAGATTCATAAATACCTCTTACTGCTTGTTACTGAAAAAAAATATAAAAACCTAATCTTCTTCACTTTCGTTTTCAATTATATATTCAAGTTTGCTTTTCTGATCTGCCAAAGATTTAATGGCATCATCAAGCTGGTTTTCTAATGATTGAACTTCCGCCCTCGCCTCTGCCAATTGTTCCTGAAGCTCAATAATCCAACCTTCAATCTCGTCAATTACCTCTTCCAAAACTATTTTCTCAATCATATTTACACCCATATTTACACCACCAAATCATCCGATGAAACAACGGGAGAATCGTAAAGTCCAGCTTTGTTATCCGCAATAAGCTGTTCAGCAATCATAACGCTCAAAACTCGCAATTTTGTTTGCATGGAGGTAATCTCATTAAGGTTATCCGGGGAAAATGGTTCTTCAGCCAACATCCGCCACTCCATATCCAAAGCCTCATACTCTTCAAGCATCTTGTCGAGTTCTATGCTTAAAAAATTCATCACGCCACCTTCAACAAATACGGCTGCAAATTCTGCGGAATTTCTACCACTTCCATCGGCGCCAATACTTTTATCGGCTGCACTATCGCCGTGCGGTCTTCCGCCATGATGGGCGGTTTGGAAATATCAATACCCAATTCAAGAAATTTGCGACGATGGCGGTAATAGGTGTTATTTGCCATTTCGCATTTCAAATCTTTACCAGCGCGCCACAATTCAAACGTTTTACGGTACACGGTACCAAGTTCCATATAATCGACTTCTTTAATATGCTGGTTGCGCATGGTGATTCTCCCGGTAAATTCGTTAAATACTTCATTGAGTTTGGTTTGCAGTAAAACGGGATTGGTTAATTGAAGACGGTCTAAAACCTGTTTTTGCAGGACAAGTTCGACGCGGAGTTGCCCTGCGGTGAATTGCTCGAACGCATCGCGCGGCAAAAAATCCGGCAGGCGGTGCGACTTGGAACGGCTGGTAATTTCGAGAAACTTGTTATAAATCTTGAGCGACCACAGGCCGGAATGTTTGCCGACGTAAAAGGTGTTTTTGCAAAACTCGCACCTGTCGCCTCTCGCGCTGACCGTGAACGGCATCATGCGCAAGTAGTCGCGCACGTCCTGGTCGGTGCCGAGTCTGAACATTTTGGTCAGGTCAATCTTGGTTACGCGGTACTCGCCTGCATCGATTTTTTTGACGGCGCGCGCGGTATCGGTGGCGGAGAAACCCAGCTTGGGAAGGACGTCGGCAACCACGGAACGCGCCAGCGTGCGAATGCAGGAGATGCCGAAGATGTTATGACCTTGCAAATACTTCGTTGGGTTGCCCTTGACGGAGATGCCGGAAACCATGCCGGACGGCAACCGTCCCACCTGCGCGGTGGTGTAATCGCTGTCAATGCTGGACACGGCAACGCGGCTGGAGTAGCTGCCCTCGGCAAACTCGCGCTCGACGCCGCGAAACATGACGAACTCGGACGTGATTGCCCCATCGTGGTCAATGACCATGCGCCGCCCCTGCTTGATGGGGAGGTGCGCAAGAGGAACCTCGATGTTCAGCCAGTCAATCATGTGTTTTACGGTTTACAAATTATAAAACTTGCCCAATGTTACAGTTTATAAAGCATAAAAGCAAGGTTTTATAATTTACAAATTGCGAAACTCAGGAGTCAGACCATGGCCATTCAAACAGTCGGCATCAACCCCGCCAGAGGGAAAGCGCTGGAGAAAAAATCTGTAGAACTCATTATCAAAAGCAAGCGCCAAATAAGAGAGAGCGAAATTGTAAATTTCCTTATAGATGAATTACTTGAACGCGTGGACATAGACGAAAACGGCTTCTTCATAACCGATGATGCCCAATTTGTAGAATCGGAAACTTCCGTTACTGTCAATAGAAAAACATTAAAAAGCAGAAAGTAATCAATCATTGCAATTATTAACGCAACCTTTCCGCAACCTTAAAAGTGGTGAAAAATGGTACAAAGTCGGGTACTACTAGACCCGACCTACCCCCGTTCACCCCGAAAGATTAACGCCCCGTAATCACTACCGGGGAGCATCCTTGCGCACCGGTTGACTAGATAACGCGCCCCAACCGCTGGCGCGGGCGCTTCGCTTTGGGACGCCTACAGCCTGGAAAGCAAAAGCGCATCCAATAAGCCGAAACCACAAGGACTAACCTTGTCCGGTCAACCGCTGGCGCGGGCGCTTCGCTTTGCCCGGACGACGGCTTCAGCAAACGACGGATTGCCGGAAGAGCAGCCGATGCGTGACGAAATACCGCATTGGCCAACAAGGGCGAGCAACACCGGGGCGCCGCAAGGGATCCGTTGCGCTGCCCCACCTGTTCCCGTCGCGCAGCCCGCTGGGGAGCCAGGAACCACGAACACCACAGCAATCCCGGCGGAATACTGCCCGCATCCCGTAGCACCACCGAGCGCCGCCTACCGCGCGGCCATGCCCGTGAGGCGCCAGGACAAGAGCACGCGAAAAAAAAGCGGGGAAAATCCCCGCTTAAATATCAATCGTCATCTGTCTCCAAGTAATCTTTAAGCACCTCGATACTATGCAAAGTACGATCCTTCAAATCAGATTCATAAACTTGAGATAGCGCTTCATTAACTACACCAATACCATATTCTTCTTCCAACTCTTCCTTAAGCGATTGTTCTTCATACAATAAGTCAATCATTTCTACCCACCACTCATATTCATTTTGGGGAACTAACAAGACTTCCGCTAATTCCTCATCCCAACCTTGCTGGAAACCACAGCCTTCCATCAGATCCGGCAAAATATCGCAACCATCCACAACAAATTTAAGAATATCTGTTTTGCCAGTTTCAATTATTTTTACTTTGACCATTTTTTCACTCCAGATTTTTGAAAAATATCAATTTGCGCATTTTCTTCAATGTACCGTTCAATCAGCTTTCGCACTATCAAACTTACCGAAAGCCCTTGTTGCTCTGCAACCTGCGCCAAAACCCGCTTGAGGTCTGGCGACATCCTAATGTTAAGATTAACGTCTTTCTGCATATTCACCTCTCTCTTAATGTGCGCACATTATAACGCTCAATGCGGCATTGTGTCAATACATTTGTAACACAAAAAAGATTACAGAAAATCAATAAAGAGCAAAATCATGAAAATCAGCGATCGCGAACGCCTGAACATCATCCGCATGCCGCACGGCGTGCGAGGCACTTATTTGCTGTGGCGGGTAGGCATCGACCCCAAACATTTCACGTCACGCGAAACCTACACCAGGCACCGCCAATTATTAGCAGATAGATGGGGCATTGATATCACCGCCCTACCCTGCCCCGGCGACGAGAAAAAATAAAGCCCCGGCAAAGGCGGGGCGGTAAATGGCGCATCAAATGAGGCGGAAAAAGCGGAAACAAAAACGACAAATCCAGCAACGGCGCGCCTTCCGAAAAATCAAGCGATAAATTCTCTTTATATTCAATAGCTTAATCTTCATTCTAGGAAGTTGTGTATGTAACGTGGGAGACCATCCTGACGCGTCTGAAGTTGCCTGTAATCGTATTGTGCGACTCGCCTTTAAAATTTACCCGGTACGCCGTGCCGTAAAACGCCTGTTTTCATCTGGTGTGCGACGTTGGCAGGTTTGCTTTGTATGAGTGTGACGTTGCCTGGCTAGCAAGGCGTACATCGGCAGCAGAAATGGCAATATTCTTTGCTTCTAGGTATTGCCGTTGCGCTCGCTGGCGGGATATTCCGGAGTCCTCCCGAGCGACAGAAACAGTCGCCACTATGACGGCGGATGGCGTTTTTACATGGCTCGATAATTCTCCTGAGAATGTTACGAAAGCGGAAGCCTCGGTTAAAGTGCTGCGATTTTATGGAAAATACACTGAACCTTTATGGCTGTTCGTCTTGCCGCAGGAAATTAGGAAAAGCGGTCGCGTTTTGTTACAAGTTGCGCAAAAACCGCTAAAATCCGCGCCTTTGTTTTCTCGAAAATCCCATGCACCGCCCCCCCACTCCCCCCACCGCCCCCCCCCCCC